TTGTATTAAGTGTTCCCCAATTTATAACTAACCCGCCCGGCATAACTTGGAAGCCATCAGCACCAACAAGGTCTTGCTTAGTTCCTGTAAACGCTCCGGAGATGGCTTGAGTAACAAGCAAGGGAGACATGGCCCGCACTGCTACCTCTGTACCGGCTTCCATCTCAGCTTGTGTGGCTTCAGAAGCAGCCATCAATGATGCGCCAGTGGTAGTAATGGCCCCGATCTCGGCGTGCTTGGCCGTTACGGTGTTAACCTGGCTTTCAGTGCCAGTAATGGCGATACCTTCGGTAAAGCCTGAAAACTGCGTCTTGAGCGTAGCCTTGATGCCGCGAATGTGATCATCCCCCTGGCTCTTAGGGTCAGCCGATGCTGGGTTAGTGGTTACTAACGCCTTGATAAAGCCGGTGAAAGATTCGAGACTCATTCTGGGTAAACCTCCACAGCAGGCGGGATACCTGCAAATTCATCTGTATCCAGACCGGACAGCATTCCCTGCCGGTTAGCATGATCCGCAAACTGGCCCCGGTAATACTCGGCAGAGTCCAGATTTGCTGTGTACTGATACAGGCTCTCTAATGCTGCAAACAGATATAACTGTTCGGCTGCTACTGGTACATCCACAGTATGGCTAGGAGCAACCAGATTGACCCCAAAGCGTCTATTGATTGTTCCGTTAGCATCTGCAACGAAGTTAGCCATCTGCGCGCCCAGATCGTTTCTGTGCGATATGTCAGCAAGCCGGGTAATCAGTTGATCGTATGTCATGCTTCTTGCACCAGGTAATCGCCAGCTTCAGTTAAAAAAAAAGAGCCATCCTCGGTCAGGATTCCGGTAGTAGGCGGTGTAGCCCCCCAGATAAACACTACCTGATAATTGCCGTCTGGCTTCTGTGTGGTGGGTGAGATGGTGATGGATACATAGCTACCGAATATTTGAGCCGGGGCTATGATCGTGTAGGTAAGGCTACCCATCCATAAAGCCATGCCAGTTGTCAGGCTTTCAAGCACAGCCGTGGCATCAGCACCCAGCGCATCCGTCTTGCTAAAGTTGATCTTGTTAATGACGTTATCGCCGTGGATCGCTTCACCAGCAAGAGGAACGGTGGCGTTAACCGGAGTGCTGTAGTTGTAATTAAACAGCGCACCCGGCGGCGGATTAGACCCGGAGCGCTTCCAGAAGATTGTCTCCCCTGGGTTATATACGCTTCCGATACGGGTAATCTGCTTCATGTCTTGTTGACCCGGTAGGGGGACGACTCAGGATGATTGATGAACCTGCCCCATTCGGCATCATGTACCTTGCTGTCAGGGTGGCCCAGGGTGTCAGGGTTCATCAGTTCAAGATACTGCAACTCAGTGTCACTCAGATGCAAAGCCAAGCGCATCGTACCGGATCCAATGTCCTTCGGCGTCTGCTTCCGCATCTCCCGCCGTTCTGGGTCCTTTCTTGCGTCCACCCAAGTTCTGTACTTCGGCATAAGGACACTCCTTCCAAGCTGCCACCTGTTCAGGTGTCAACTCTAACTTGATCGTGGCACCAGGGGCCAGCATTCCGGCCTCGGTGCCAATGGCTGACGTATGTGTATTAGTCAGCCGGTACATCAGGAAGCAACCGAAGCCGTCTCGTCGACAGCCAGGATTGCGCCTTGCGACTTCTCGTTCAGCACCAACAGGCTGTACTCACAGCTCATCAGGCGCTTCTCGGACAGGCCAGTCTTAGCCAGCGGTTCAACACGATAGCCACGCAGGAAAGACTGCTTGATGTGGCTAGGGTCAACCAGGTACACGCTCGATACGTTGGTCGTGTCGGCAGGTTGCAGGCGGTTATCCTTCAGCATGATCGTCTGGCCGAAGTCAGTAACGAACACATTGACCGATCCGATAGCCTTGGCGGGGCCGCTGGTGCCGGTCTCGGTGCTGAGGGTTGCCACCCGGGCCGTGCTGGTGAACAGGTACTCAGACAGCTTGCGGATAACCACAGGGCGGGCCATCAAGAAGGAGGTGTTGCCACCCGCCTCATAGACGCCTTGCAAGGTGTCACGGATAAGCGTTTCAGTCAGTGCGCGTGCCGTGCCAGGCGTAGGAGCCACAAACAGTCCAGTAGTGGTGTTGAAGCCACCCACAGCACCCGTAGCGCCCACCTTCACGTTAGTCTTGAGTTGCGCACCCAGACCGGCAGATACGCCTGCCACAGTGTTACCGTCACCTGCCACACTGGCCTGATGGGTAAGCATTTGGGCTTCCACGTCCCGGCGCAGTTCCTTCTGGCGCTCGGACACCTGATGGCTCATCTTAGCCATACCGCCAATGGAGTTAGCTGCTTCCGCACTGTGGCTGATCTGGACTTCTTTCACGCTGATCTGCGTGTAGTTGCCCAGGCGGACACCCAGCTTGGTGTTGTTCTGGCTGATATCTGCGCCGTCCACCACCTTGTTATTGGTGACTGCTGCGGCCAGTTCATCAGTGGTGAACTCTACCCGGCGGTTAGTGTGGGTGCCTTTGCCGATAGATTCGGTGAACAGCAAGGGGACGTTACTAATGTCCCAAATCTTGTCCATTACATCTTCGCGGATTACCCCGCCATACAGTACTGCGTCTGCGTCGTTGTGGTCTTGGTTGGTGCTTGCCATGATTAACCCCTAATAAGTTTGGAGATAGCCGCCATGCGGTCGGCGCTCTGCCCTGTCTGTTTGGCCTTCTGAATGAGGGCCTCCGTTTCACCGCTGGCACTGTTCGGGGATGCTGCCCTGGCCTTGGGGTCACTAGACCGGATAGGCTTAACATTGCTTCCCGCCGCTTTAACGGCTGCCTTGAGTGTGGCGTAGTCGTGCAGCATTTTTACAAGGCGATGGTCGCTAACCTGCCCGATGATGCGCTCTACACCATACTCGGCCGCCAATGCGTGAATGGCACCTCTGCCCTTCTCGAATGCGGCCTGATCTTTCCATGCCGGGATTGCTTCCAGCATCCTTACGTGTTCTGTTTGCAACTGCGCCTTGATGTCATCCTGAGCCTTTGCCACGATCTCAGGTGGCAGGGCTTGCAATGTAGACAGCAAGTGCTCGATGTCTCCGCGTTGCTTGGTTAGTGATTGCTCACGCTCCTGTAACTCAAGAGTAGCACTAGCTTGCGCCTGATAATAGTCCTTCAGTTCACCAAGCGTAACTTTGTCACCAGACTGTAGCGGCACCTCTTGTGCATAGTCAATGCTGGGCTTGACAGGCTCCGGTGCGGCTTCCTGCTCAGGCTCGGCTTCTGGCTCGGCCTGTGGCTCATCACCCATGATTAGCTGGCTAATCTGGTCAATCTCCGGAAGTACCGGCTCAGGCTGCGTCAATTCTTGCGTCTGCTCTTGCATGGATCCTCTTTTCTACCCTACTCAGGGCGTCAAGTTCGTGTAACAAGTGTTCTCTGTCTGTGCCAGGGCATTGAATGATGCTAAAGACTATCTCCGCCCTTGCATCATCAATTGCGCTGACTAACAGGTGTCTTGCTTCCTCCGTCGTCAGACTTTTCAAGCTTCTTCACCTCAATAATGGATGATGCTGTGATGTCGGCCTCTTTCAGTTCGGCATCCACGTTGGTGTCGTAATACTTCCACGCAATCTCAGCATCCTTCATGGCCTTCTCATGCTGGCGCTGGGCCTGTACCTCGGCTTGCATGGCTGCCTGCTTCTGCTGGTCTTGCTGTGCCATGTTCTGCTGTGCGGCCTGTGCTTCTTCGCTGCGCGGGTCAATCAAGTATTGGTCAGGGTCGGGCAGATCGTTAGCCCGCAGCCAGTCAGACATGCTGTTGTACAGCTTGGCATTGTCAACCAGGATACCGGCCCCACCCGATGCAAGAATTGCTTGTTGCTGGCTGATGATGCTGGTCAGTGCTTGTGTCTTTAGCGCCTTCTCGGTACTGGTCATACCCATCATGACATTAGTATTGAGTCGCTCAGGCCATTGGCTTGAATCAGTCTGTTGCCACTTTCCCCTGATCTTAGCCATAACAGGCCCGCCAAGGTCAGTGCGCAAGACACGGTGTGCCAGCATGAATGCAGGCTTGAGGATGGTTTCAACTATATTGGATGCGAAGAATCCCGCCATCTGCTCTACCTTGGCAAGCTGGCCGGCCGCTGCCGTGGCGCTGCTAGACATAAGCTGTCCTTGCAACTCGTTAAGGTCAACACTAGACCCTACGCGCTGTGTGCGCACCTGATCCATGTAATCCAGACCGGCCATAGCCTGAGGCCCAATATCGCCATTAGGGATAGGGAACAGGGCATCCGGGCTGCGCATCCTTACCACGCCATTCAGACGGCCATTGGTCAGGTCAGCCATGTTTACCTGGCCTTCAACAGCGCCAATTCTTCCAAGGTTTGCGACGGCAAGGTTGTCCAGGTACGCCCGGAGAATGCTGGTCTTAGCCTGTTGAACGGATGCTAGTAATTCATACATACCGCTACCCTGAATGCGGTGAGGCATAGGCAGGGCAGACCCGGTGATGTATGGCACATAGTCTGCTGATTCATTCTTGAGTACAGACCGGCCTGCATACCAGATATAGCGCAACTCGGACTTGTTGTTGCCGCCCATGTCCACACGGTAGTAACAGCACCACACGCGCTTAAGCTTCTCTGCCTCTTGCGCTGCCTCGCTATCAGTCCACGCATAGACTCCTTCACGGGCTGCGGCTGCCATGTTCTGTGTCGGGTCAGCATCGGGTATGGCCTCGATCTTCTCCAGGCTGATACCTTCATCACGCAATTGGCTAACTGTGTACAGTTTGGAGCGTGCAACAAGGCGCTGCTCTTGCAGGCTGGTAATGCCCTGCCCCTCGCTGAATATCATGTCTTCAGGGGCTACACACTCGAACTTGAGGCTGCGCTTGGGTGTGGTGCGTGTAATCTTGATACCCTTGGCACTGCTGGTGGCTTCTACCTGCTGATTAGGCGCCTTGGGCTGCTGGATCATGAACAGTGCTTCTGCTGGCAGGTCGCCTGGGTAGTTTTCCTCCGTCACCTGCTCCGATTCATCCACCCCAACGTGC